AGATATCTAAGCAGATACAAATCACACATACACAGAACGGTACCATAAAAGCATTAACTGCACAACAGAAAGATCTGGAAGCTAGTGGCTCTTCTATAGACGTAGAAGCTACCAAACTGCTTGAAATGCAAGAGGATTTAAGGTCTGTCACTTTGTCACTTGTAGAATCCAAAAAGAGTTTGGATGTACATATGACAGCTAGTCTGCTGTTGAGAGACTCAGGTATTAAAACAAGAATCATTAAGAAGTACTTACCTGTGATGAATAAACTCATCAACCAGTACTTAAATAAGTTACAATTCTACTGTAACTTCACATTAGATGAAGAGTTTAAGGAAGTATTGAAGTCTAGATACATTGATGAGTTCTCATATGAAAATTTTTCAGAGGGTGAGAAAGCACGTATTGATATCAGTTTGTTGCTAACTTGGCGATCCATTGCTAAACTAAAGAACAGCGTTGACACCAACCTCCTTATCCTTGACGAGATCTTTGATGGATCACTTGACACAGTAGGGTCAGATGAGTTATCATTCATCCTCAGAACGTTTAACGATAAGTCAAACGTGTTTGTTATCTCGCACCGTGATAACTTGACAGACAAATTTATGCGGGTACTACAGTTCTCCAAACCACAAAACTTCTCACATCTTGAGATCAAGGAATCTGGTGGTCCCGACTCACTTATAACAGAGTCCTAATGCAGAAACAAATTTCAGAACAGGTTAAATCAGAACTAGCAGAAGCACAGAAGCATTTGCGAGAAGCACTTGCCTTTGCTGCTAGAACCGAAAGTCCATTCCTCATCAAGCACGTTAGCGAGATGGTGTTCAACATTGAGCATATACAGGAACTGGATGACATTCTATTTTCAATTAAGTCGGAGGATCTAATTAATGACCGTTAAATCATTCACTAAGATAGATAAGAAAGGTCGAGAAGAAACGTGGAGTTGGGAAGAGACTCCCGAAGTACTAGCCGCACTGGAGGCACTCAATGAAAGTTCCAAACTGGCAGCATCATTCAAAGAAAGAAAAGAAACGCCACCTTAAACCACAGGCACTGCGTCAAGCGAGAGCAAGACGTAGACAGTTGATAAAGTGTCTACTTAACCCTCCCAAGCGGAGGGTTTCTTCGTATAATAAGGACATAAGAAACAAACACCCAATGCCAGATTCATCACATTACGAAGTTAAAGGTAACCTTGCTAGACTACTAGCTACTGAAAACCTTATTGTCCAACACAAGACTGTGGACACAGCATCGTTCGATGTGCAGAAGAGAATCTTGACACTTCCTATCTGGAAAGGACTAACAAATACAATCTATGATCTTCTTGTAGGACACGAAGTAGGACACGCATTATACACACCTAATGTAGACCTTAGTTCAACTGGTGTACCACAAGGATACTTAAACATCACAGAGGACGTACGTATTGAGAAGTTAATGAAGCGTAAGTTTCCTGGTTTACGTAAGTCTTTCTTTGAAGGTTATAAGCAATTAAATGATCAAGACTTCTTTAGTGTTTGGGAGAAAGATCTTGAAGAGTTTACTATGGCAGATAGAGTGAATCTTCATTTCAAGATTGGAAACTATGTTGACATTCCTTTCAATGAAGTTGAGCAAGCAATCGTAGATCAGATAGCACAAGTAGAAACTTTTGAGGATGCTATAGAGGCAGCAAGAGTGCTCTGGAACTACAGAAAGGATGTAGAGCAACAAGCAGAGACCCAACAGATGCCACAAGCGAACACAGACGGTGTTAGTGATAGTTCTCAACCTGGTAGTGACTGGGGTGAAGGAGATGATGGTGAAGAGAGTGATGAAGAAGGAGATGATGGTTTTAAAACTAGGTCTGAGGATGGTGAAGGTAGTGGTGATGATACTGATGGTGGTACAGGATTTGATGAGGGTGATGGAGACGCACCTAAGGATCTCAGCACTGTTGAATCACTAGAGTCTAAGTTGAGAGATCTAACTTCAACTAACACTTATGAGGAACTTGATGTTATTGAAATCAAACCAAGTAAGTATGAGAAGATTGTTGTTTCTAACAAAGTCTTTATGGACAGATGTGCAGAGCATTATGCTTCTCTGACTGAGAAAAACGAGGAGTATGGATTTGATCCTGTAGGGGTTGCCGACCAAGAGTTCGACAAGTATCGTAAGGAAGCAGCAAGAGAAGTTAGCTACCTTGTTAAAGAGTTTGAGTGTAAGAAATCTGCTGCTGCTTATGCACGTGCATCTACTGCAAAGACTGGTGTTTTGAACACTTCTATGCTACATACTTACAAGTACAATGAAGATCTATTCAAGAGAGTAACAATTATACCTGATGGTAAGAACCACGGTCTAATTGCACTTGTTGACTGGTCAGGATCTATTGGTGAAGTATGCTTTAATATGGTAAAGCAACTTCTAAATATTGCGTGGTTCTGTAAGAAAGCACAGATTCCATTCAATGCATACCTATTCACTACCGAGTGGCCATCCGATGAAAGACCCGACAGATCCACCCCTTACAAATATTCCTTTGGAGATCACTTTAATCTTATTAATGTGCTTACCACCGACACTACTGGCAATGAGTTTGAACAACAGTTAAAGTATATGTTCCGTTTGGGTGCATACTACTCTAGCTACTGCCACGGTGAAGTGTTCCAATACTCACGTTGTCTTAGTTATCCAATTGGTTTATACTTAGGTGGTACACCACTTTCGGATGCTATCGTATCAATGCATACTGTCATCCCTTACTTCAAGAAGAAGTATGGTGTTGAAAAATTAAATGTTATCGTATTATCTGATGGAGAATCCCACGCAGGAGTCTACACGACTGACAAAGAACATTACAGGGATGAAGAACTTCTTACACGAACAGTGGAGCATCGTACTGCTCTTAGGAATAATCGTACGGGGCGTGTTTTTAGTCGTTTTTCAAATAATTATATGGAGAATCTTGGTATCCTTGTACGAGATCTTAAAGAGTCGTTTCCTGAATCCAACTTTGTTAGTTTCAGACTTATCGAATCTAGGGATGTTGCTTACTGGCTTCGTAATGCATCTTACTTATGCACCGACTGGATGGAGCGTGGAATTTCCAGAGATGAAATTAAAGCAAAACTTAGAAGAGACAAGTCCTTAATCGTTAAGAAGTCTCTTGGCTATGATGAGTTGTACCTAATGCCAAACAAAAACTTAGGACTCAATACTGAGTTTGAAGTTGATGAAGGAGCATCTAAAGCAAAGATCAAAGCTGCTTTCAAGAAGTCTCTTGGTAACAAGAGTGTCAACAAAAAGATCCTATCATCTTTTGTAGATATGGTCAGTTGACAAACTGGTACACTGGGGGTTCCCACCCCCAATTCTTGTACTATAATAAGTACATACAAAACAATTAATCCTCTTAAATCTAATGACCGTAGTTTCCGATCTCCGTGACCAGTATGGTAATCAAATTACCGCTACTGAAGTTAAAAAATATGCTAGAAAGATTGGACTTGGTTATCGTGCAATCACTAACAGACTAAGTGCTTACAAAGTAAAGCGTGGTACTTGGGATCTAACAGTGAAGGAAGCACTAGAGAAGACCTACAGCAAACCAGCAGCAGCACCTGCTGTAGAGCAGAACTTAGTTCCAGATGTAGATGCTAACTTTGTCCCTTTCGGCAATTTCAATCGTCTTAAGAAGATCCTTAAATCTGGTATCTTCTATCCCACATTCATCACTGGTCTATCAGGTAATGGTAAGACCTTCGGTGTAGAACAAGCAGCAGCACAACTCAAGCGTGACTTGATTAGAGTTAACATTACGATAGAGACAGATGAAGACGATCTTATTGGTGGGTTTCGCCTTGTTAATGGCGAAACGGTATGGCACAACGGTCCAGTCATCGAAGCACTCGAAAAAGGAGCAGTCCTACTTTTGGATGAAGTGGACCTTGCATCTAATAAGATACTTTGCCTTCAGTCCATCCTCGAAGGGAAGGGAGTCTTCCTCAAGAAGATAGGTAAGTACATTCAACCTGCTGATGGATTCACAGTTATAGCTACTGCTAACACTAAGGGTAAAGGATCTGAGGATGGTAGATTCATTGGTACTAACGTATTGAATGAAGCATTCCTTGAGAGATTCGCTTTGACCTTTGAGCAAGAGTATCCTTCAGTTCAGATAGAGCAGAAGATCCTTAACAAGGTATGTAAGGATGCTGACTACTGTAAGAAACTTGCTGACTGGGCAGACATCATTCGTAAGACATTCTACGATGGTGGTATCGATGAGGTGATCAGTACACGTAGACTTGTACACATCACTAAGGCATTCTCTATCTTTGGTGATCGTCTAGAAGCAGTACAACTTTGCTTGAACCGTTTCGATGATGAGACCAAGCAAGCATTCTTAGACCTTTACAGTAAGGTTGATGACAAGGTTGACCTTCCTGTAGACGAGGGAGAATCACCTGTGGAAGTACATTCAGACAAAGTGGTTGCAATTAGGTAACCACTCTGTTATACTGGTAGAAAACTACCACGTATATGAACAAGTACAATGAAGATGCACTTCTAGAAGAAGTCAAGTCTTACATTCACAACACGTACCGAGGTCATTACAGTCCAGGTGGGGTTCAGACGTTGGATCTCATCGATTCGGTAGGTGACGCTGAGGCATTCTGTAGGAGTAACATCCTAAAGTATGCCTCTCGCTACGATCGAAAGGGTTCAGCACGTAAGGACATCATTAAGATTGCCCACTATGCTATACTCTTACTCCATTTCAATGATAAGACCGCCCGTGCGATGTCTATCAATGATGGAACTACATCATTCTCAGTTGATTACGACAAATGACCGCAGTCACATTATCAAAGACTACATTAGCCATTCTTAAAAACTTTGCTACGATCAATACAAGTATCGTAGTAAAGACTGGAAATGTTCTTAAGACTATCAGCAATGCAGAAAACATTCTGGCATCTGCTAAGGTAGAGGAGACATTCCCAATCGACTTTGCCATCTATGACTTGAACCAGTTTATTGCTGGTCTCCTGTTGTTTGATGATCCTGTATTACACTTTGATAATCCTAACTACGTTACGATTAAAGATCAAGGTCAGGGACGTAGAGTCAAATACTACTTCAGTGATCCTGAAATCACTATGAAGGCAGCACCTGATCGTGAGATCAAATTTCCTGGTGGCAACATTGAATTCAATGTGACCGAGGAACAGATCGGTGCACTCAGCAAAGCTGCTGCTGTGTATGGTCTACCAGACTTCACTGTGTCAGGTGAAGAGCAAACCGTTATTCTAAAGGTACGTGACAAAGAAGACGACACCTCCAACTCTTATGATCAAGTTGTACAAGGATCAACAGACGGTGATTACTCGCTCGATTTTAAAGTTGAAAACCTTAGACTCTTCCAAGGAGACTACGGAGTAAGTGTGTCAAGTAAGTTGATTTCTAAATGGAATCACAGCAACATCGACTTGACCTACTACATCGCCTTAGAACCTTGAGAAAATTCTTATGGGTTGAGGAGTATCGACCCACCAAAATTAATGACTGTATACTTCCACAGTATCTTAAAACTACATTCCAAGAGTTTGTAGATGCTGGTGAATTCCCTAACCTCCTTCTATCAGGATCTTCTGGTGTAGGTAAGACTACAGTAGCTAGAGCATTATGTGATGAGTTAGGTGTTAGTACTATTGTTATTAATGGTTCTGATGAAGGTCGTTACCTTGATACTGTCAGGACTAAGGTTAAGAATTTTGCTAGTACTATTAGTCTCTCAGGTAGTAAGCACAAATGCGTCATCATAGATGAAGCAGACAATATGACTGCTGACGTTCAGTCACAGTTACGTGCTGCTATAGAGGACTATCAGAACAACTGTAGATTTGTCTTTACTTGTAACTACAAGAACAAGATCATTCAACCGTTGCAGTCTAGGTGTTCTGTCTTTGACTTTGTTATTAAGAAGGAGGACAAGTTAGATCTTCAAGGTCAGTTTTTCCTGAGGATCAAACAGATTCTTAAAGAGAACAAGGTTACGGGAGAGGACAAGGTACTAGTAAAGTTAGTACAGAAACATTATCCCGATTGGAGGAGAACATTAAATGAATTACAGAGACACAGTGTACGAGGGTCTATTGATAGTGGTATTCTGGTTGATATATCAGAACTGGACATTTCGACGCTGGTAAAAGCACTAGCTAGAAAAGAGTTTAGTACTGTCCGTAACTGGGTTGTAGAGAACCTTGACAACGATCCTAATATGATCTTCCGTAAGATCTATGAGGGATTGACTGAGAATCTATCACCAAGGAGTGTACCTCAGTTGGTTCTTATACTTGCAGACTATCAGTATAAATCTGCTTTTGTTGCAGATCAAGAGATTAATCTTTTGGCTTGTATGACACAGATTATGTTGGAGTGTGAGTTTAAATGAATTACAAAGAGGAAAAAATTCGAGAGGCAGAGAAACGTATTGCTGAATTGAAACGTTGGATTGAAACGTGGAAAAAGCAATGAATACATTCACCTTCACGGATGAAGAACTTCTGTGCTTACAAGTGTGTTTACAAAATGCACCGTGTCCATATGACATAGGCAAGAAGAAATTAGTATCTGAAATTGAGGATAAGATAGGTCAACCACCTAAAGTAGAGGTTGAACCATTGTTGTTGCCCAAGTATGATTTGACTAAGTATGGTATCACTGATTAAACTATGGAGGATATGGAAGTATGCATTGGGTAGTTTCGCTGACGAAAAGACTAAACGCTACGACAACCACGTTGTTATCGTACGTAGTATTATTTTCTTTTCTTATCTCATCACTAACTGTTTTATTATTGGTGGGGTCATAAGACATTGGTAAACTTTACCATAGATCTTGATTTTGATACTCTCCTTATGGAGACTCAACAAGTATATAAGATTTGGCAGATGGCCATTAAACCAATGGCACCTGCTGGCTACGATCCTACCTTATCTAAGAATGCGTACAACCTCATTCTATTCAGTTCTTTCCTACCAACATACTACAATTTGTGGCAGCAAGTTCTTTCCAACATTAAAGGTGAGATAGGTAGTCCAACATATGTTCACGCTTGGTTGAACGTCCATAGATCTGAAGATCTGTGTGATGAAAATGAATCACTTAATTGGCACAATCATTCCTATGCTGACTACCACGGATTCGTACACATCAGTAATAAAAATACTGATACTGTCTTTAAGGATGGTCAAGTGATACCAAACAAGCAAGGTCAGATGTGTATGTTTGAAGCAGCACGTGAACATCGTGTAGAGAATAGACAATTCTCTGGTATCCGTGCTAGTATAGGGTTTGATATACTACACAACCCTAATCCTGGTGTCTTCGTACAACAGGTAATTGATTCTGGAGCACTCCCCCAATTGGTTCCTATATTATGAAAAAGTTTAAAACACCCCTAAGATATCCTGGTGGTAAATCACGTGCTACTAAGATTCTTCTAGAGTACATACCAAATAACTTCGACTACTATGTCGAACCTTTTATTGGTGGTGGATCTATGGCTATTGCTCTAACAAAGCAACGTCCAGATCTTAAGGTTGTTATCAATGATCTATACTATCCAGTCTTTGCTTTCTGGACTGCTCTTAGAGACGCAGGTCCACAGATGCAATCACATCTTCATAACGTTAAGACATATCTGTCTAAGCACGAGGATAAAGAAGATGTATTGAAGGCACATAGAGAAGCATTCAATAAGGCAAAGGATAAACTGAAAGAACACAAGGACATCTATGAGACAGCAGTTAATTTTTACATTTGCAACAAGTGTAGTTTCTCTGGTCTTAGCGAAAACTCTTCTTTTTCTGCTCAGGCAAGTCAATCTAACTTTTCATTTAATGGCATAAATAGTCTACTGTGGTACCACCAAGCGATTAGATCTTGGAACATTACGAACCAAGATTACTCTCAGGTAATGAACCCCAGTGCATTCAATTTCTTAGATCCTCCTTACAGCATCAAAGACAACCTCTATGGTAGTAAGGGATCTTTACATAAGAACTTTGGACACCAGAAACTTGCAGATCTCTGTAATGTATTCTCTGGTAATATAATGCTCACTTACAATGCATCTAAGGATATTGAAAAATTATATCCTGAGTACTCTAAGCTGAAGTGGGATCTCACATATACTATGAGATCAACACAGTCATATGGTGCTGACCAAGATAAGCGTAAAGAACTTCTTCTGGTCAATTATACGATCAACAACAGTACAGGTAACTGGTACAAGTAATGGGAAACCTAATTGCAAGGGCACGTGGTGGACGTGCACAACTAATTGACACTAAGATGGGCGTAGTCCAAACTTTTGGTGTTGACGTAGCTAGTGCTATGGTCCAAGGAGATGAAGTAGTAGTGAATCTTACCTCAGGTAAGACACAGATCTACAGATTCAATGCTTCTGGTCGTACCGTATTCGGACCTGTAAGAACCTATTAATGACTGAAAAGATCGACACTCAGGGAATGAGTGGACCTACAACACAAGGTTGTAAGGATAATGTGTTTCCTAAAGATGAGAACGGTAATCCAATTTACCCACCAATGGATGTTACACCATTGACATTACTGGAACCACAACTTAGAATTGAATTGAAGGATCTCATCAATGAGGTTCTAGATGAGAGAGAGTATAACAGGAAGATGAACGGACCATATGATATGCCAGAAGAAGATCAACCACCCACCTACACTGAGTACAAACATCCTTGGTATGAGCACCTTGAAACTAAATGATTACCTCTATTCTATTAATCAATCCAAGAAGGATATATGGAATGAGGAAGACAAAAAGAACTATGTCCCCTATGTGATCAACAAGTGTCTTGCTGGTCAATTAGATTCTGTACTGCACGCAAATGAAATGAATGCTTCTGCTCATTTAGATAAGCGTTTACAGTATGATTATTACATAAATACCCTCAGACCTAGGAAGAGATTCTCTCCTTGGCTGAAGAAGTCTGCACTTGATGATCTTGACGCAGTAAAAACATACTATGGATATAGTAATGAAAAAGCACGACAAGCATTAAAGGTATTGACTACATCACAGTTGAAAGAGATCCGATCCCTTATTGATACTGGTGGCAGTAAATGACTGAAGAATTTGTAGAATGGAATGAGCAATCAATGATTGAGGTTGCTCTAAAGGAACCAGATGACTTCCTTAAGGTGAGAGAAACATTAACAAGGATAGGTGTAGCTTCTCGTAAAGAAAAGAAGATCTATCAATCTTGTCACATCCTCCACAAACGTGGTAAATATTACATCGTTCACTTCAAGGAACTCTTCGCACTTGACGGTAAACAAACTAATCTAAGCATCAACGACGTACAACGTCGTAACAGAATTGCATCCCTCTTGTCAGATTGGGGATTATTGAGTATAATATCATCTGAGAAGATCGATACTATAGCTCCCTTGAACCAGATCAAGGTTCTATCCTTTAAGGAGAAGGGAGAATGGATTCTAGAATCTAAGTATAATATCGGTAAGAAGAAAACAGAAACGTAATGGGATTAACATTTGAAGACTTTAAGGGTCGTATCATTCGACCCGATGAGATGAAATCGTTATTTGAAATCAATCCAAACCGTAAGGAGTACACAGTAAAACTTCCTGATCCTTGGGAGCATAGGTATCTCGTGGTAGAGGATGTTCTTGTCAATCCTTATGATGTAAAGGATTTTCTTATTCACTCATCTTATATTGCTGGTACTAATGATCTAATACCAGATAAGACTGGTGCACCAGGTATGCAACAACCTGTGGCTAACGAGTGGGTTAAATCTTTTATACTATATCTTAGACAACTTTTATACGATCTTAAGATTACACATAGAGACATAACGTGGTACGATTTTAATTGTTATTGTAATATGTTCTGGAAGAATATGATTGCTATTGACAGTAACTACCGTCCACACGTGGATCCTGGTGATTTTGCATTCAATCTATTTCTATCAGATGATCTTCACGAAGATGAAGGTACTGCTGTGTTTGCTATTAATATGCCTGACGGACAGAAGTGGATTGATATTAGAGATATGGAAAGGAAATCTGGGATACATCCTAGATTGATTAGTCAGAGAATGGATCAAGGTAGAGTAGGTGAAGGTCAGTTAGACAAGTGGAAATACTTTCAAGGTGATGACGTATATGAATATGTTACTACAGTACCAGCTGGATTTAATTGTCTTTCTGGATATAGAGGATCTCTATTCCACACTGCTGTATATGATCCAAAGAATTATTCTGATGATCACGTACGGTATTCTTTCGTATCTATGTTAGCGTTAACCGCACCTTCTAAAAACAAATCATCTTTCATTACCCAAAAACCCGAATAAATTTGAGGGTTCTCACCACTACCACTTCTAGCTTCTTGTGGTTAAATAGTAGTGTTGCCGAAAGGGACACAACTTAAACCTCGCTTAACTAAGGAGCAAACAAATGAACATTCAAAGATATCGTGCTGCCGATCTTCCAGAACTAATGGATCGGATCACAAGAAACAGCATTGGGATGGATGATTACCTTGATAAGTTTTTTAATCTACACGAAACTACAAGTAACTATCCTCCTTACAACCTTGTTCAGGTTAACAACGTAGAGTCTAGACTAGAGATTGCACTAGCTGGATTTAAGAAGGAAGAAGTACTAGTATATTCTGAGTATGGTAAACTCTTTGTGGAGGGTCAGAAGGAAGATAAAGAAACCGAACTTACATACCAACACAAAGGACTAGCTCAGAGATCCTTCAAGCGTGTCTGGACACTCTCTGATGAAACAGAAATCAGAGATGTAAAGTTTGAAGATGGTCTGTTGACTATCGAGTTAGGTAAGATCGTCCCTGAACACCACTCTCGT